AGCATCAGTAAATATAAAATGATCACCTGCATGAACGGCTCCGTCGCAAAATAGCCGACCCATCTGCTCAACCTGCCGAGCCTTGTAGATGTTTGTGCCGCCAAAATTAAGAAAAGCCCCAGGAGTAGTAGCACTAGGGATATCTGTGGGACCAGAGATAATTTGAACATTGTGTCCAGCCTTTCGTAAGAGGTTAGGTACATGAGTCTTCCACTGACCCGTGTACCTTGTCTCAACTGCTTCTAAATCAACGAGAAATACGTTGCTCATTGCGGCGGCCATTGTTATCCCAGCGAGGCTTATTGCCCATATACGGACGACGGGGACGCTTACTTGTAAGGTACGCTTGATAGTTAACGCTATCCTTACGATATACGTCTGCGGGATTAAAATCGCACAACTCTATGCGACAGTAATCGTGATATGCTTCGATATCATCGAAAATTCTCACAACATCAGGACGATTTTCAAAATAAGAGTAATCGTTGTAATTCTTAGCCATTTTAGCTTTTCCTATTAATACTTAATAAATGAACCATTTTCTCCGTCTTCGGAGACCTCAATCCAAACCTCACGGTTAGGATACTTTTGTGAAATGCTGTCATACAAATCTTGTGACATCATTTCGCAACTCTTATAATCTAAACTTAGTGTAGCATCTTTGTAAAGATTTAACAACCATCGTTTAAACTGAATAAACTCAATATCTCGATCATCATGCGTAACACTGATCCAAACTTTAAAGTGGAAGATGTGACGATGTGGATAACCTAAGAAACTTACATCATATTCATCACCTGTTGCTAGATTAGCATCAGTAAGTGCTGCAGGATATTTGTGCATACCTTCTTTATTAAAGGTAACCCAAATCATTTTATTTGGACGAACGTCTTGTCGAATAATCATACTGATAATAGTCCTTTGGCAAATGATTGAAGTTCTTCCCTAGTCATATGAAAATTATAAGTGCTGGTAAAGTTTACCTCACCATTGTCGTTGAGACATTCTTGAATAACATCTAGAGCTATCAAACCCTTGGGACGTGTTACCTCCCAAGATTCTACACGCACTCTAAATGCAGTGTCTTCTTTGACTGTAAACTTCTTTACTTTTAAACTATCGTGTTTCATCTCAAACTCTCCATAGTGATGATTTTTGATAATGCTTCTCCGAGATCTGTAGTGTCTGTAACTACATGCAGGCTGTGCCGATGATCATCTTTTTGACGATCATATTTGGTAGTTTCAATAATAGTACCGCCGCTAGCACTATAGACATTCAATCTAAATCCCTGTGATTGAATATTTGGGCCGTCGCCGTCGCGACTACTAATGATAGCATTTCCACCGTAATCGGCGCTATCATCCATTATCCAGTTTCTAATTCGTTGTTTAAATGTTAATTTCATAGGAGTTTTTTCTACATTATACTGTTTCGTCATTGATCGTTGTAATCGATTAACGGACTTAGCAGTTGAGGCATACGGATTTGTTGCCATTACTTTATAATCTCATCATTACCATATTGATCCCAACTAGTAAACTTATTTCTATCTAGTAGGTCATGGAGGTTATGGCACCACACTCCAGGATTAGTTGCCTTAAAGTCTTTGTCATCGACTTTTAACATTGTATTATAATTCCACAATTTAATATACGGAATAGGCACTCGAATCTGCGGAATAAATTGATTGTAATCGTTTAAACCGCCATCATTAAATTCTTCAACAGCAGTTAGCGGAATATCTAAACTACACCAAAAACCTGCATCTAGAAAATACGTAATCATATCTTCCCATGCCTTCCAACCTTCATAGTCGTTAAACACAGGATTAAAACTGTGATTAGCACCAAAAAAGATATGTTGAATTTCTTGGTTAGCTAATACTCCCTTAATTGCTTCTACAGGTTGAATACCAGTGACAAACAATGTCTGCATCCCATACGCAGGTGTGCGTTCAATTTCAACACCTGTAAAAAACGTAATGTCTTCAGCAGAACCTGTGGAATATTCTCTTTTCATAATTCTAATCCGTTTTCTTTAGCATACTGAGCTTTAAGAGCTTCTTTTTCAATGAGATGAAAATCGCATTGCGTTCGTACCCAACCACCTTCTCGTCTTGTACCAGGAGCGCCACATTCTTCACAACTATGCCCGGCCCACGACTCTGCCATACTAACTAATCCACTAACGTAGTCGTCACCACCCTGATAATAGAAACGTAGTCCACCGAACTTTTCTTTAATCTGTTCTACAGTAACCTGCGGTACAACAGCCGACTTCTTGTTCTTCCAATCAATGTGATGTTGGATCTGTCCGCACAGTGCTTCAATAATAGGCCACCAACCTAATCCACATGCAATGCCTCCGTATTTTTCAGAGAACATTGCAGGAAATCTTGTGTGAAGCCTATCAACAAACTCGGTGTATTGTTTATCATTCATTGTTATTCCTCAACAAATTCACTTTCTAATGATCGTAAACTATCGTCGTCTTGTTGATCAAATAACGGTAATCCGTCTGGACCAAGTCTAATAACCGGAGTACCTTCAGTAATAAACAAATTGTTATATTCGTTGTCAGCAGGACCACCTTGCAGTCTAGCACCTTCGAGACTCTTTAAAAATAATTGTGCAGAGTCAATCATATCAAATGCTTCTGCTTTAGTCTTGGTATTGAATAGTTCTTCGATAAATGTAGAAAAATATAATATTTTGTTTGGAACCCAATCACTATATTCTTTCTCTTTTTTACCTTCAACGCCTTTCATTCTCCAGTCTGGTTTAAATCTAGCACATTCAATATCCATCAACTGTTGAGCACGTTGTACAGCAATAATATGACATTCAACATTATGTCCCATCATTAACGCATAGGCAAAACTATCCCACGATGTTTTGTTAGGAATTTTACCTAGCTTGTTTAGTCTAGGAACTTCGTGATAGTGTTCTGTATTCAAGTGATTAAATTTAACACTGCCAAGCTCTTCGTCAGTCTTGCGAACACCTATATTGTAGTAGGCAATATCACCCATAGTAAGTCGACTTGCAAATTCGCTGTCAAACGGGTACGGAATGTCTGATTCTGAAAGTAACTTGTTATCTGGAGCCTTATCCATAATAACACTCCAACGCTTGTTGGTATGTTGTGCATTTGTATACACAAGTCCGTGAGCAGTGGCAATAAACGGTGACGCACAGTCAAAACTGATTGTGAGTTCTGGATTGATATGCTTACGTATTTGACGTTGAATCTGTGTTAGATAACAACTCCAATCAAGTTGTGCAGTACCCAAGAAGTGAATCCAGTTCTTGCCAGTAAGCATTCCTTCGTCACGCATTGTCATTAATCGTTTAAGTGTAATAGGCATCTTGCACATATTAGCACCACCGAAAGCCCAACCTTCGGCTTCTTTACCAGCATACTTGCCTTTAGGATCACTAAACTCCACAACACCTCGGTACCACTTTTCAGCAGTATTCCAGTCACCACCTTGTAATACGTTAAGCCATTTAGTCTGACCTAAACGATTTTGCAAGAAGTAGTCGTTGTTAAAGCGAGTTTTTTCTAGACAGTCTTCAAATGTTTTCAATCCAGTCTTAGGACTGTGAATATGATCGCAAGCCCATGTTGGAACGTCTAACATCATAGACCAATCAGCAGTTAGTTCTAACCACTCAAGGATCTTTTGACGAGTCTTAGTAGCTTCGGGACCTTCGAAGTCTAGCCAATCAAACTTAAGAACACCTTTACCAATCTGATAACCGCCGGAGTCACCAAGGATCATAGTGTTATTGCGATCTCGTTGCTGAATCATTGATTCTTGTATCATACTTTTATTTAGGTCTAACTGTGCATGACCCGCAGAATACAGACCGTATTTGTATGTAAAGTAACCTTGTTCTGGATTAAGGAAGTTCATACCTTCAATACCACGATCGAATCCTTTAGGGATTCGATCTGTAGGAACAAATTCTTCCAGTCTTTGCTTTGCTATGTATGTGCTATAGAAACTACTAATAGCAGGCAAATATACTGCGTAATCTTTTTGTAATGGGGTTAAATTAACTTGTCGTGTCATATTCTCTCGCTAGTTTAGCAGTAATATCTAACTGCTGTTTTGCCTTTTCTAAATTTGTTAATGCTATTTTAACAGCTTCACAATCATTTGCCAATGATTGCCAAGCCAATTCTTCGTCACGCTTCTTACGTGCCCAGTCAAGTAATGATTCTGCTTCACTGTTTAAACCAATTGACGACGAAGCCATGTTAAGTTGCATCCAAGCATTGCCATCAAACACTTCCATGTTTTGAGTAGAAGTGTTATATCGCATATTACCAACACCCTGTAAACCGGAATATCCGCTTATACCAGCGGCGCTGGCAAAACCGCCAGAGACTGTTATATATCGTCCAATTGGCGTGATATTCTTAATCATATTTAGGCTTTTGCTGGAATAATGTATTTGTATACTGCTAATCCGCTGTCTAGTGTAATTTGAACAGCACCTTCATTTGACAAACTCATTTTAGCAGTGTTGCCTTCTGTAGCTAATTTTAAAATAGGCAAAATTTGTGCAACAGGCCAAGTCCAACCGCGATCTAACTTACCTACTACATCAGTAGCAAAAATAAATTCACCACCGTGTGTATTTGCATCACCGAATATAAATTTTAAATTTGTACCATCTGTCTTTGCCAAGAATGTTGGATGTTCACTATTAGCAGTTGCCTGAAAGTTGAAACGTTGTACAGCACTGACTGTAGGTTCAATTTCTACATCCCATTTAACACCACGGAACTTGACAGTCTTCATCTTTTCGTTGATGATTTCTGTATTCATAAATCCGTAGTCGTTTTTAAAATCGCCAGTGGCATTTTCAAAGTGTAGACCTACTGGAATTTCTTCGCCGTTACGTTGTGCAAACTTAACATCAATTTTAGCATCGGTTTGGTATTCACTACCGTCGATTAAAAATTTTAACTTGTTAAGTTGAGGCATACCAAACACTCCTAACATCTGAGGATATGGTTTAAGAGTATCGGCCTCCATAATAACTCCGCGATCATCTGCCATTGAGTTAAATGATGTTTTTTCTGCTGTGCCTGTTACTTTAACTGTAGTAAGGAAGCCTAGATTCTGTGTGTGACTTACAATGTCTTGTAAAATATCTTTCATTGAAGATTCTCCATTTATGTTAATATTATATTTAGATCGTGTTTAAAAAGCAATAGCAATTTAATCAAAATCAAACAATTTGTTGAATGTATTATCGTTTCTTGTTGAACTGATGTCCCATTCCAAAACACCAATTAAGTTTTCTAACTTTTCATCAATAACGGTATTCTCCATTTCTAGATGATCAAAAGGTAGATCCTTAAACCATTGTGGCAAACGTAATTCGTCTACCGGATATGCCACTGACGTATACGCCATTGGATTTTCTTTGAGCTTACATACGATTACTTTAGCACCGTCTGTAATACTCATCGAATACTTGTCATCCATCATACGCTTCAAAGTGTTCCAGTTAAGACTTGCACGAACGTGTCCGGGCATGTTAGTCTTACCTGCTTTCTTTTCTTTACCAGCATACTCAGTGATGTTATTAGCACGTTTAGGACTACCCTTCTCCCAACCGGGACGTAGTTTAAACTCTGTACGGAAACTAGTAATGTAATCTAAAATACTATCACGATCCTCACCGTTTAGTACTCGAGTTAGTACATCACTTAAAAAGTCTTGGATAACAACCGGGGTGTCTGAACGCTTGAGGTCAAGCCCCATTGCTTTAATCTTTCCACCTTGTCCGTCTTTATCTGCTCGCTTGCCTTCTTTGTCGTAGTAGAGAACGGCATATCGCTTCTTAGTGATGAAAAGTCCTTTGGAAGCAACAATCTCGCGACCTGCTTTGATGACCTCTCCTCTACTTTTTGGGCAGTGAAATGCATCTTGCATAAACTTGGGAAATGTTCCATTTACTTCTTCTCCTATGGTATCGTATAACTGAATAACACTTTCTCGACTCCAAGGAACTAATCCTTTTTCGATATCTTTCTTTAGAGTAGCGTATGCTGAAAAGTAACAAGAATCTGTATCACCATAGATAATAGCTTTACCTATATGATCGTTAGTTCCAGTGACAATCTCATTTACTTTTCCAGCCATGTGACGAGCAATAGCACGACCTGTTAAAGTTGTACTTTGTCCAATTCTGTTATCAAAGAATCTGCAACCTGGGTTAAGAATAGCGCCATACAGACTGTTCAAGTTAATCTTTTTAACTAGCTGACGTTTATCCCAGTATTCTTCTTCAATCTTATTACCTGCCTGAATACATTCTTTAAGTTTGGCCTGCATCTCTTTACGTTCGGCATACCAACGTTTTAATAGTCCGGGAATAATACCTTCTTTCTCGTAGGTAAAAATAGTTCCGTTAGCTGAAAGCATCCAGGGCTGATTACTTTCAAAGATTAAATCATATGCTTGGGCCCCGCTTAGAGTATCGTTGCCGCCCTCTTCCCAATCAATAACAATTTCACGTCCTACATCTCGATCCAGAACAGCAGTATACTCTAAAGATCCAAATATACCTTCCCATGCACTTGCAAATGATTTTCCTCTGCCTATTTCTGCTGCAATATAATCTTTAGTACCATCTTGACGCAACTGTCCTACAATAGTCTCAGGACCCATGTTCAACGCACGAATTGCTGAAGGATACAGTGAATTAATATCTAATGAGCCGATCCACTCGTGAATGCCTTTCTTGGGATAGGCAACATACGCACCAGCAGCCTGATTACTGAATCCTTCTTCACGTTGCACTCGATTAGGCACAATGAATCCTCGTCGATGTGCTTCATTAATAATAGCTTGTTCTGTAACAGCCACGGCACCCATTGTAGTCTGTAACAATACAGTACACTCATGTGCTAGTGTGTTGGCAAGATCTAAGAACTTTAATTTCTTATCGAGTTTATCTAGAAGTGCAGTATCTTGTCTATTGTATTCAATAAATCTTCGAAAATCATTATTGTACAGTTGATCTAAAGATCCTTCATAAACAGTCTTATTCTCACCTATCTCCATTTCTCCGATGGCATCGAGTCGATAGGTGTGTCGTTCTTCATAGGTGTATTTACGGTACAACTCTAGACTGTCTAAGTGTACACGACCAATGAGATCATAAGTAACAGCAGCTTTTCCGTATTTTTCGTATTCTCTCTTTTTAGGAAACTGATTCCACAAACAGAATCTGCGTGTGTCTTCTTTACTGAGAACCTTAGTTACACGATTTACAGTATAGGGAATATCGAAGCCCTCACTATTCCATCCGCTTAATACATCTGCATCTTGTATTAGATCTAGAAAAGTATCTAACATATCTGCTTCGTTGTCAAATAGCATAGTATTAGAAAATTCTGCAACTTGCTTTTCAGCTTCTGCCATAGATAAGGTCTTGGGAGGAATTGCTAGACATATCATAGTTTCCATCCATTGTAGGTAGACAGCAATAGCAGTAATTGGCATGAACGCATCTTCGGGACTTGCATAGCCACGCTCTGGATCAAAGTCTACCTCAATGTCAAAGAATGCTACATTTAGTTTAGGTGCATCTTGATTAAGATAATTGTCTTCTAGACAACGATAAATGGGATTGATATCGCTTTCAAATAGTTTCTTGTTTGAATGAATTGCAAGTTCTTTTCGATGTTCTTTGACATTTTTAGAACTTACTCTGGACAATGGCTGTCCAAAAATGCTAGTAGATTTACCCTTAGAATCAGGGTGATAAAAGATATGACGGGCAGGAAACTCTTTGTATTGTCGTTGACCTTTTTCGTCACGCTCAACAACACGAATGATATCTTGCTCTCTATCATAGAAAGCGTCTACATAACTCAAATTTTTCTCCTATGCAATTTACGGCTTGCAAATACCAATGTGCGGATTATGGCCCGCCTGCCATCTGCTGTTTAATTAATTAGCATTCTTACTAACCCAACAGTATCTATAGTGGTTAGCAAAATATAGTTAGCCAGCATACCAAAAGATTTCCTAGTCCAGCTAGCCCAAGCATACAAAGCACAACCAGTAATCCAAACGGGATAAAGAGCAAGAAGCGGAGGGTTGGGGACGGTAATCGCCATAGTGATGGAGCAACCAATGCTAATAGCCCAAGCAACAAGCTCAACAATAAAGCGAGTTCGATTGGACTTAAAGTCATCTTTTATCCACAGTATTGTTGGACCAAATATTGTATCTATCATTCAGGTAGACGTTTAGTGACACCGAGAATCATTTCGATATCATTCCATTCTTGTTCGTGATCTTTCCAATTATCTTTGTGTGCAATCTTAATTGCCTTGTTGATAATGCTAGGTTTAATTTGTAGTTCTTCTGCCACTGCCTTAACAGTTTCTTTCAAACCTTCTGACAGGTCTTCGATTTCTCTAATGACATTAGAGCCTTCGTTGATAAGACGCTCAAGTTTAGCTTTTTCTTCCGGACCGTACATTCTTGTTGACATAGATATCTCCTTAATGCAACTATTATACAGCCGTAAAAAAAGCCAGTCAATACATAACTGGCTTTTTATTAGTAATTGGACTAATTACTTTTGGTCTTCGCTTAGTACATCAAACATTTCAAACTTACCACCCATACGCTCATATACTAAACCTGCATAGACTTCAGCTTTCATGCCTTCGCCAATTTTTTGTTTAGCAACACGTTTAGCCCATGCAAACAATTCTTGATCAACAGCATCAATCTGTTGTTGTCCGCCACTTTCAACTACTAGGTTCATCATCTCACGGAATGACAATGTTGATTCGACACTTTCTTTAACAGGACGCTTTTTGCCTTTAGGCATCATTTTGCTTTCGTCTGTTTTCTTGGATTTTTCTTCTTTCTCAGCTTCGTCGCCTTTGTACTTGTCGCCTTTAACGGCTGTACCCGGATGTTGCTTACCGGACTTATCTGTCCAAGGCTTGTCAGTTTTAGTAGCTTCTTTAACTGACTCTTTCTTAGCAAAAGGATTTACGCCTTTCTTAGGCTTAGCACCTTTCTTCTTGCCTTCATTGTCATCTTCGCCTGGCTTCTCATCAGCCCAGTTTGGAACGCCATCGTTATCATCATCTGGCTTTTTCTTTCCGGACTTTTTAGCTTCAACCATTTTCATAAACTTAGATTTGAATTTTAGTTCAACGCTTTCGTCTTTTTTCTTGGATTTTTCTTCTTTCTCAGCTTCGTCACCCTTGTACTTGTCGCCTTTAACGGCTGTACCTGGGTGTTCTTTACCTGAACTGTCTTTCCAAGGCTTGTCAGTTTTAGTAGCTTCTTTAACTTCTGCCTCTTCTTTTTTCTTAGCTTCAGCAACATATGTAGTGCGGCCGCTTAAAACACGTAGTTGTGCATCTTCGTTAAGTTGCATTGCTTGTGGCAATTGCGGTGCAGCTGGAGTCTTTTTAGGTGCATCCATACTGTCTAATTTGCTGATGATTGATTTGAAGTCCATTTTTTAAATTCCTTGATCCTAAAGGTTCATAATGTATTTATCTTCTTAGAAGAGTTTCTTTGGCGGGCTTTTGAGCCTTCTTGTTAGTTCGTTTTTGTTGATAACTACCCCCAAACAACGTTCCTACATTTGGTCCAGATCCACCCTTAATAAAAGCAGCAACATCTCCAGCACCCATTCCTGTAGCTGTTTCGAGTAATTCTTTAATTTTCATACAGTTATTTATTTGAATATCTAGAAAGGTATCCGTAGAGTTCTTTTTTAACTTTTTGCCATGTACCAGCAGACCCCAACTTTAAGTATCCACCATAGTATTTACTTGCTAGATATAAATGATGTAAAACCGGTAGATTTACAATTTTTCCACCTACTACTGCGTATTCTTCATTTTTTACTTGCTGTAAAATACCGTTTAATACTTTTAAAGATTTATCGCCTAATGCATTTTGTATGTCGTTAGCAACTTCACTAACCCAAGCATCACTTTCTAAATTATCTAGTAGATATAAGAAATGTTTTTCATTTTCATTTTTAGCAGGCGGAGGCTGTTTTTTAAACGGACTGTTTGAAAGATCCAATGCAGTGCCCGCATCATTGTTATTCATTTGCTGACTAACTTGATGAGCATGGTTTAATTCGTGTACTAGTCTAGAACTAATTTTATCTAAAAATTTAGGCAAGCTACTATTATCTAATATCACGCCCACGTTTATAGTAGAAATTATTTCGTGTTTTAATGGAGATTCATATACCAGATGTTCGGCATCTAATACAGAAGTAGATGATTCAGAATCATCTACAAATTTAGGACTGATAGTTATTGGACCTGTAACATTGGTCTTAGCCCATTCTTTAAATGCTTTACCTTTGTTTAAATTTTTAAAAAACTTTGAGTACCATTCAATACTTGATCCAGTTGCTGGCAAAGGTGGTGCCGATGCGCCTACCCACGAATTAACCCAGTCAGTGCTCATGCGTTCAATTATAAATTCGTAACTTCTCATTTCATTGCCAATTTAAAACCTTGGAACTTATCTTTTCGTTGATCTAAATGATTCATTCCAGGATTGATACCTTTAGTAACATCTTTAACATTATCAAAGTTTTTAATTTTATTGCTGACTCTATTTTGCCAAAACCAAACAGATGTTTTAGCAGCTACTTCTGGTTTTTCTACAAGTGACGGATCTTTAACAAGACGATCATCACCATATATGGCTTTGGATGCCGCAGCATAATTGTATTTGCCGGTTAGTTGTATATACCCTCTTCCAGCATACTTTGCTCCATCTCCGGGTTTTGTATTTCCTAAAGCTGCCGCCTTCTTAGGGGCAAATCTAATATCATACTTTTTAAAATCTAACTTGCCGCCTATTTCTTTCATGTGCTTAAAATCTATTGTTTCATGGGCACACTGAGATAAAAATGCCACAAGCTCTTGTCCCTGTATGCCTGCTTTCTCTGCTGCTTTCTTTAGGACAACTTCGTGCGGATTACCTGTAACGCTATTTGATATTTCTTTCTTACTAACTTGTGTTAATGGATCAATTTTTTTAACATCTTGTTTTTTAATCTGTTGAACAACTGCTGGCTTTTCTATTGGTTTCTTTTTAGCAGCGTCTGCATCGCCATGTCCACCTAATGCAGCAGCGCCTATAGCAGCCCCCGCGACCCAATCTTTCCAGCCCTCGTCGATTTCATCGCCCTTTGTGGATTTTTTTAATTGCCATTGTTTTAAAGAATCCCATTCACGATCAGTAAGTGAAATTCCTCTACGATGCTTGTCTAATAAAAGTTTAATCCAGTTGTCGTTGTCTTTATGATTACTAACTACTCTAGAATCAGTTGCAGGATTCCATTTCTTTTTAGGAGGCTCATCTTTAAGGAAACTTAAAAATCCTTCCTGTTCTACTTCTTCATGTTTTTTACGGCCAGCTTTCATGTTAGCTAACCAGTGTGCCATTCGAGCTTTTTCACCAGAACTATTTTTAGCAGTCTTACGCAAACTGCTTACACTGGCTTTGGTATTAACTCCACTGCGTTTGGCCAGTCCCTTACGACCCGGCTTCTTACCGTCTGCAAAGTTTTCAGTGATAAATTCACTTGCTCTCATTAGCAGTTCCAGCGACGACGTGCTTTACAAATTGCTTTATCGGGAGTTTTTGAGCAGTCGATATGGTGCATTTTCTTTTGCCCAGCTGATCTAGAACAATAGCTACTACGGCGTTTACTGGCCTTGCTACCTTTCTTTAGTTTACTTGGCTTTGTTGTTACCGCTGTCTTTAACTTGCTACCGGGATTTTCACGACGGTATGCATTAACGGCCTTCTTGCTCATGCCGTCTGTCTTGTCTTTCTTGTTGACTTTTTGCCAATCTTCTAGTACCGGCTGCGTAACAGCAAATACATATAATTCATCATCAGTTAAGGATTCTAAATCTTTCCACACGAGTTCAGCATCAACAGCATGTTGATTGGCAATCTGTTCAACGATGTTTTCAATTATATCAAACTCTTCAGCAAGCTCTAGACTTTCGTTAGGCACACAGTTGTTGACTCTAACGCCACCTTTGATCTTAGTGCCTTCTTTATGCTTGCCTTTCCAGCATTTAGGATCTAAACGCTGTTTGATCGCTTCTGTTAAAATTTCATAAGATCTCATACTGAAAAACTACTCCCACATCCACAAGTTGATTCTGCATTAGGATTAGTGATAACAAACTGACTGCCCATTAATTCTTCTTTGTAGTCAATTTTAGCACCTTGAAGATACTGCATACTCATTGCATCAACTAATACATTGTACTGTTCGTTAATAGGAAATTCAAAGTCGTCTTCGTTCTTTTCCTCGTCGAAAGTAAAGCCGTAGCTAAAGCCACTGCATCCACCACCTTTTACAAAGGTACGTAATGCTAGTTTAGGATTGTGTTCATCAATCAATAGATCTATGATTTTAGACTTAGCTGCTTCTGTTATCTCGACCATTTATCATCTCCTACTTTTTTCTCACCAGTCATATAAGGTAAACTAAACCATAACTTAAACCATTCTGGAGTACCAGGTTTAATATTATGTTCTTTTTCTAATTTTTGATTTTCCATACCTGTAACACTAATGTTACTTCCTTGATCTACACGATATTCGTGTAGTCTAGCACTATGCCCTAATCCGGCAAGATATTGTATAGATTTAAGTTCGTAGATAGGATCACTGGCATCAAGTATACAGTCGTCTGGACTGTCTTGATTTAAATTATCTGTAGTGATCTTATATTGTTTCATTACATGCCACCGCCAACTAGCTTACCCTTAGGATATCCTTTAGGATCTTTTCCTTTAAGTTGCCCAGCTGGGCCTGCTTTTTGTCCTACTTTCTTTCCAGCAAACGGAATGTCTTCAGAACTTTCTTCAAGACTAGGACCACCTCCAAATCTAGACTCGTATTCTGCTTCATCTCTTGCATCATCTAAAGAATAATTTGCAGATTTAATTAAATATTTTAATGCTTTCTCGATTTCATAAATTGCGCCATTTGCTTTGCGGATAGACTCAACAGCATTTTCCATAGCATCTTGCATGTCAACTCTAGCTGAACTGTCGCTTAATTGACTAACTGGTTCAGTAAGGGATCCTATTTCATCTTCAATAGCTTCAAATTCGTAATGATTTTTTTGTAATTGCATCACAGCAGGCATTAGTTGCTCTAGCTGAGAAATCATAGCTTCGATTTGTTGAACTTTATTACCTTCTGCCTCAACAACTTCTTTCTGCTTGTGTTTTTCTTTACGAGGAATAGTTTTACTTTTGTCTTGCATTTTGCCAGCACCACCCATCTTGGCGTTCTTAGCAACAAAGTTTCTAGGTTTTGATGCATCAGTCTTTTTAGATTCTGTAATTATTTCTGTTGCTCTCATTTTAATATCCTTCTTCCATTGTGTCTTTTATACCTAGTCCGTCTCTCACTGCGTGGAATAATGCCTCTGCATATTGTCCAGCACCGGTAGTTTTAATAAAATCATCTAGGTTGTTTTCTTTTGCCTCTTCTCGAGCCCTACTAGCACTAACACCTTCGAGGCCATCACCATCTGGACATCGTTGTCCACATGACACAAAGTTCAGTGTATCAAATTTATAGTATCCGTGCGATTTGCCTTCTATACCGTTGTAATCAGATAACAACTTTTTAAATGTTCCTAAGCGATCGTCACCTGCTACAAACGTAGCGTTATGATATCCTTGATCATAAACAAAACTAGCAACTTTTACAATTGTGTTTAACTCAGTATTTACTACAACCTTATCTGCATGTTCTGGAAACAATAATTTGACAAATTTAATTTTTGTAGAATAATCTAACGGATTTTCTCTTTTATCTTTAGTCTGACTAAGAAATATTTTATAATCCCCACCAACACGTTGCATAGTATCAAACATTTGTTTGTGACCAATCGTAGGAGGATTCATTCTACCAAAACAAAAGGTAAGATGTTTTCCGCTATCTTTAGACTCAAACAATTCTAATAGTTTCATTTGTCGTAGTCGCCACGTTCCATAAATTTTTCTTGTTGGTTAGCAATATGTTTTGCTAATTCTATAATTTTTTCCTTGGGAAACTTTTGATCTGATTCTTCTATTTCAAATTTTTCACAATAAGAATTTAAAGAATGATTCAATGGTTTGATGTAAATTTTATAAGCATTTGGATGCCCCTGATGCTGTTTATGTCGCTTAATCGCAGGAAAAAAGTGTTGATTTAACATTGCATCATCGTTGTCAATGAAAAACTTTAAATCACCAATCCAGTCGATATCTGATTGATCTTCTTTAGGAGATCCAATTGGACTAAACATTTCTTGTAATAACATTATTGTTCTCCGCCTACATCTAAGCCTAATGACTTTGCTTCTTTGTCAAGATCTGCTTTACGTTGCATTATAGCACGTTTAATTTCAGGGTCGTTAGATTCGGGATCTGATTGTAGATCTTGTAGAGCTTTAAGTTTGGTTTTATAATCGCCAAGAGGATTATCAGCATTTAGTGCTGTTTCAAACATTGCAAGTTCAATTTTTGTGATAAGGTCTCTCATAGTATGTTCCGTAGGGTCATACTATATTTATCGTTCAAACGACGTTAATAATTATAACGGATTGAGATAATCGTACCGTCTTGTAGATTGTATGCAGCACGAATCCACATAAAATTTCCAGTAAAATTTCGACTAAATGATACAGCATCTACTGTTTCGCCACTCATAACAGTACTATCATCGCCTATAGTAGTACCGTCGATGTCAAACCAATCATTGTCTCTGGGGTACATTGCTAGTGTACCTTGAATTTTCACTGTGCCACTGAAGGCATTAACTGTGTATACCGCAGTGTGTAATGGGTTACTTAGGCGATAATACCCTGCACCTGGTTGTTTTGTACCGTAGGAAAACGATAAATCAACAGCTTCTGCGTTGATATTTTCTAATAATAAATGGCTTTCTATTGACATCTGTTATTTATCGCTAATTTTATATTCGTATACCTTGCCCACAGCATCAGAATTTCTTATTTTTAATAACAGTAGAGTTTGTTCGTTATCTACAAATACATATCTACGATCCCAATTCCAGTCTGTGGTAATGAACCACGCCTTTACAGAGTCGGACAGCAAAATTTTATTATTTTGAGCAGTTATCCATGCTATAAACTCTGTCTTTGCAGTTTTATCTCTTGCAAGTTTATGCGGTCTAAGGTATACTTTGTATCTATAAAGATTATGCGGTAATTTTTTTGTTATTATAGTATATTGGCTTTCGTTAGCCAGCATGTCATTAGCCGGTTCGTAGCAGTGAACCACTAGATCGGATAACACCTCACTTATTTGTTTGTACAATAATTTATTATTTGTATATATATCTATAGAATTTGATTCTATTCGCTTTGCCCATTCAGTAATATCAGTTGTAAGTAAGAAGTTACAAACACGTTTTATTGTTCTTTCGTTTGCTCGTACTTTGTGCATCATACTATGTGTAGGATGTGTACTATACGGTAGATGATTTTCAATATAATCAATTACGCTTTCGAGAGATTTTGTTCGTAAAATGGTTATACCGGACACTTTAAGTGTGACCTTATATAACCACTTTCCGTAAAATTTACGATTGGTTGTTTTCTTCTTCAACATTATTAATAATCTCGTCAACAATACCTAATTTGCGTTTACCTGCCTTTGTAAGAATTTTTGCAAGTTCTTCAACAGTAAAAGACAGCTCATTGTCAACAATGCTTATAGTTACTCGTCCTCCATTGACTAGATCCCCAAATAATACCCTACGACTTAACGGACTTTTAATTTGATTATCAATTAGTCGAGCCAACGGTCGTGCCCCCATCTTTTTGTCATATCCCTTATCAGCTAGCCATGTAGCTGCTTCGGAAGATAAGACAATTTCAATGTTCTTTTCTTTTAATTGATCGTTTAGTTCGCTGACAAACTTTTTAACAATTTGAATAACAACCTTATCGTCTAAGCTACGGAACTTAACAATAGCATCTAAGCGATTTCTAAATTCAGGAGCAAAGAATTTCTTAACTGCTTTATCGTCTTCGCCTTCCTTGCCTAGATCACCGAATCCAATAGTATTACGCTCGCTATCGGCAGCACCTAGATTACTAGTCATAATCAAAATAGTATTACGACCGTCAGCTTGTTTGCCATTTGATCCGGTAACAAATCCATTATCCATGAATGCTAGTAGAATATTAGTAACATCGGGGTGTGCTTTTTCAATTTCGTCAAGCAACAAAATAGCATTAGGATGTTCTTGAAGCTTGGTAATCAATTGCCCGGCATTGTCTTCGTAGCCAACATAGCCCGGAGGAGCACCAATGAGTCTAGAAACACTATGCTTCTCCTGATATTCGCCCATATCGAAACGAATTAGTTCCATTCCCATCTTATTAGATAGTGCTTTTGCTGTTTCTGTCTTACCTGTACCAGTTGGGCCTAAGAATAAAAATGAACCAATGGGTTTATTTGGAGATTTCATGCCTGCCTGGCTTACAAAAATCTTATCTAACAGATTTGCAATAGCAGTATCTTGTCCGTAAACAGCAGACTTCAAACCTTTTTCTAAATCAGCAAGATTTTTAGATTCTTTCTGAGCAACAGTTTCTAGTGGCATATTAATCATCTTGGATAATTCATATGTAACTTGTTCAATGTCAACAATTTGTTCAACACCTTCTGTTTCTACATCATCTTTTAATTTATAACGGGCAGATGCACAATCTAAAATATCAATTGCTTTGTCCGGCAATTTTTTATCAGCCATATATTTTACAGATAATTTAACTGCTTGTTCAATAGCAGCATCTGTAATTTTAACATTGTGATGCTTTTCATAATACTTACGAATGCCTTTAAGGATTTTAACAGACATTTCTGGACTAGGTTCGTCGATAGTAACACGTTGGAATCTGCGCATTAGGGCACGATCCTTTTCAAAGTGCTTGCGATATTCTTCCCAGGTAGTTGATGCAATTAGTTTAATAACACCTTTGGTTAAAATTGGCTTCAACATATTAGCCATGTCGTTGCTACTGTTATTAGCAGCGCCAGCACCTTGCATCATATGTGCTTCGTCAATAAACAAAATGATCTTGCCTTTTTGTTCCAACGCTTTTAAAACTGCTTTGATTCGTTCTTCAAAGTCTCCACGATACTTACTACCGGCAAGCAACGCTGAGATATCAAGAGTGTATACTTGATGGTCTTGAATAAACTTAGGAACTTTCTTTTCAAAGATTTTACGTGCAAGTCCTTCTGCAATAGCAGTCTTACCTACACCTGGCTCACCTACCATTAGAACGTTACATTTACTACGACGAGCTAGAATAAGTTGAATCTTTTCAAGTTCCTCGTCGCGGCCAATTACAGGATCAATTTTTCTTTGTTTAGCTGCGACACTGAGATTTGTACAGAAGGTATTGATAACACGTTCCATTTGAGAACTGTTAGCAACAGGCATTGATGTGTCATCGGAATCTTCTGGCTCAAGATTTTCTTGAAAGAACTTGATAAACTTTTCTTTTGTAAGACCGCCTTTACTTAAAAAGTAAAAACCAAAGCTATTCTTTTCGCTTAGTACACTGATAATAATGTCGGCAACTTCCATCCGTTGACGACCACTAAACAATACCTGTGTAAAACATCTATTAAGAACACGCTCAACTGAGGTAGTTTTTTTAGGTTTATTATCTTCTTCTTCTGTTTTTATATCATTAAGATTGTTTTTTAAATAATGATCTAAGTTAGATTTAATAAAGTTAGCATCGGCTCCAAACTTTGCAATAGTCTCAAACGACTGCGCATCACACATAATAGCATATATTAAATGTTCTATGGTGATGTATTCGTGCTTTAATCCCTTGGCATTATTAACAGCACTATCGAAAATATGTTGAAGGTTGTTACTTGGTTCGATCATAATTATTTTTGTTTCCTACAGTTCAATGTAATTAATTGTAATGTCGTTGACAGTGTATTGTCAATAAACAGTTGCTCGTGTGTGTAGTGATCTAATTTAAAATTCATTTTTTAATTGTTCAATAGTACTTCGTTGCTGACTAGATATATTACGAGGGATAACTACTCGTATCTTAATCAATAAATTTCCTCTAGCCTGTGAACGCATGTTAGGCAATCCTTCATTCCTGCAACTTAGTACAGTATCACTTTGAGTCCCGGCTGGAATGTTAATTTCTAAATTCTTACCATTAAGTGTTAAAATTTCTATTTTGCAACCTAGCATTGCATCCCAAACAGAAATTTGTCTTTCAACTACAAGAGAGTCTCCTTCTCTTTGAAATTCTGGATGATTTGCAATTCTAATATTTACTATTAAATCTCCTGGCGGCAAATGAGGAATACTGTTATCACCCATACCTGAATATCGAATCTGTTGTCCTTCATTAATGCCTGGAGGAATATTAATGTTAATTAATTTAGTTTTCCCGCCCGGCATACTAATTTCAGCATCTAGTGTTTTACCTGTCAGAACTTCTTCAAGGGTAACATCGACGCCAATGTTAATAGTCTTGTTTCGCTGCATTTGCCTGTGCCCACCAAACCCAAAGTTCCCAAATATATCATTAATATTTCCGGTATTGAAATGGAACTCAAAAGGTCCTTGATTAAATCCACCACCAGGATGAGGTTGCCCATTGGGATCACCGCCCATATCGACAATTTGTTTTTTCTGTGGATCAGTCAACACATCATATGCTTCACTGATTTTTTTAAATGTTGCTTCATCCCCTCCACGATCGGGATGATGTTTCATAGCCATCTTACGATAAGCTGATTTTATTTCATCGGGTGATGCGTTTCGTTGAACGCCTAGTGTAGAGTAATAGTCCATAGTTTATTATACATGAAAGAAAAGGCTGCGTCAAGCAGCCTTTTATTTACTAACAATTTCACTGCTAATTATTTTTTCTTAGCATCTTCTGGTTTAGTGCCGTCGTGTTTCTTATGTGCTTTAACTTCTTTGCATTCTTGTTTGGGCTTTTTAGTTTTTGGATCAATAACAGGCTTTCCGTCCTTGCCCTGTGCATCAACGCAGACTTTTTTAGTTTCTGCTTTAACTTCTTCGGCTTGAACCCCGCCTGCTAATGCTAATGCTAGACCTGCTACAAATATAATATTTTTCATTTTATGTTCCTTTAAATTTGTGGTTGCTCTGGTTGCATAGGAGCAGGCTTGCCTCCAAACCCTGCTACTACTTGACCGGTTGCTGGTGCGCCAAATCCTGAACCAAAACTTGATGTTGGTGCTGTTGGAGTTGTCCCCCAACTTGGTGCTGGTGTAAAACTTGTGCTTGGTGCTGGTGAACCAAAACTGCCGGAGTTGCCAAAGCCTCCTGCTGCCGGAGAGCCAAATGCTGAAGACCCGCCCTGAAATCCTGTTGTTGGTGCTTGTATTCCGCCATTATTTGCTCCTGCTAATTTTTCTTGTGTACGTCCAAAAGCTGCTAGACCTAAAACGGCACCCATAGCAATATGGTACAATCCTGCACCTTGTAAAGTCAGTGGTTGCCATTGTGTGATAGCACCTACTTTTGTAACAGCCTGTAATAGACTCCACAATACTGGAAAGATAACAAAGTCAAAAGTACATGTAGCCATGTATAGCCAGCCCATCATTGGGCGCCATTTACTATTCATCCAATCTTCTTTTTTCTTTTCGCTTTCGCTTTTAACTTCTTCAGCCATTTGGTTCGCTCCCATTTCCGTTATTGTTTTTTGGCTAACATAGCCTGAATTTTTTCTTGTATTGCTTTAGCCCAGAACGGTTGAGGAAAATTCCATCCTACAAATGCTCCAACTGCTACCCATAATAAAATATCTAACATAATGTTCTCCTCAGAACCAAAGGAATAAACCGTTTAGGCTCAATAATATTCCAAATATTGCGACGGCAAAGCTGCCCCAGAACATGCCCATGCTAACTGCAAGAATACTTGCCGATAGTACAACAATAGCCAATTGATATGCGGTATTAGCATATGCAATCCAAGGACTAGATTTTTTAGCAATTTCTCGTTCAGCTTCCATAGCTCGTGCTTTAACAGCAAGTTCTTTTTTATCTTCATCCATGC